ATGAATCTCAAGGTGACAAATAATGGCATATGATCCTACTAACCTAAACACAACTACTGAGGCCGGTAGGGTCAATGCTGTACGCCTTTGGGTAGGAGACACAGACTCCACCGAAGAGCAACTCACAGACGATGAGATTATTTACTACCTAGGTCTAACCGACAACAAAATAATCAACTGTGCTGTTCTTGTGGCGTACTCCCTAGGGGCTAAGTATGCAAGACTTGTTGACACAGAACTAGAGGGGGTCCTCAAGGAAGACTACTCTAAACTAAGTGAAAACTATTACAGACTCTCCTCTCAACTTAAGATGCAATCTGCACAAGGTAATCTCTCAATAGGTCTACCCACTGGAGTGAACACGGCAACCCCTGAGTTCTATGTGGGTCAATTTGAAAACATTGTAGATCAGACTAGAGGTTACAATGAGGTTTGAACCTAGGGGACTGCGTAGGATGCTACAGAACCATGGTGTGGACGTTACATACACCTCTGAAGGTTCTGGGACTTACGTTGTGGGTACAGGCTACACAGAAGGTACCCCAACACCTGAGGTTATCCGAGTGTACTACTCTATGTTTAACCAAGATGAGATTGATGGTACAAGTATCTTAGCAGGTGACCGCAAGGCTGTGTTCTGCCCCACAGGCTCTACAATTAAGCCCAAGAATGGGGACACAATTGGTACCACAAGGGTAGAGGGCGTAAGAGAGATTATGTCCGGGGATGCTGTGGTTTACATCTGCCATGTAAGAGATTTCAATGGTTAAGGTAAATATTTCCATAGGCCAAACAAGGGATAAGTTTGGTAGGTTCTCAGAAAAGCTTGCTTTAGGTAAAAAAGAACACCTACAAAGGTTAGCAGACAAAGCGGTACTAGAGTCTCCTGTAGACACAGGTACATATATTACTGAGCATGAGATTAACTCTACAGGTGTTCCTTCAGGCTTTGCAACCTCTGCTGGAAAACCCCGAAGGCAACCTTATGAGCCTTTCGCCCAAGAGGGGTTAGGTAACCTCTATACAGATATTGACGCTCTACCAGAGGGGTTCACTACAGCCTCTATGACCAACAAAGCGGGACATGCTGACATTGTAGAGGATAACTACGGGGTCTACGCCATTGTCAAGAGAGAAGCTGATAGAATAGCACAAGAGGTGTTCAATGGCATACGATAAGATTAGAGATATCCTTGAATACCACATTACACAAGTTACAGATGTTCCACAGATTGCTTGGGAGAGTGTAGACTATAAACCAACAGATGGCACACCTTATGTAGTCCCAGAACTTGTACCTACATCTACAAGACCTACTGTAAGAGGTGAAAACCCCCAAAAGAAGTATCAAGGTCTCTACAGGGTAAAAGTTTACTACCCTGAAGGTAAAGGCCCTCAAGATATTGAGACCTGTGTAAACAACATCCTAACAACCTTTGATGCCACTAAAGACCTATCCTATAATGGGGAAACCTTAAGGGTAGAATACTCAGAGAGAAACCAAGCAAGAACAGACTCACCTTGGGTCTATGTAATCATCAACATAGCTTGGTACTATTATGATTGACCTAGAGGAGAATAACTAATGGTCTGCTACGCTTCTGGGGCAACTACCCAGTATTCATACATTGAAGAAAGTATCCGTGGGACCACACCCGCCGGTGATTTCAACCTTCTGCCCTTTGTTTCAGGTTCCTTTAACCTAGCACGAGAGGCTATTGAAGACCCTACCCTGTATGGTGACCTAATGGCCCGAGAGGCCCGCCAAGGTAATAACCAAGCCTCAGGGGAGGTCTCTACCAAGTTCCGTGCAGATGCTTATGACCCTTTCCTAGCTGCTGTAATGCGTTCTACTTGGGATACAACCCCATCAAGTGCACCAGATGAACTAAAGGCAGGTACAGGTCTAACTACGTTCTCTATTCAAGACTATGATAGTACAGTAGACTATGCTCGCATCTTTACTGGTGTTGCTGTAAACTCCGCTTCGTTCTCTACCTCAAATGAGGGTGATGGTGCCCTACTAGATGCTAACTTTGGGTTTGTAGGTTTTGGTATGTCTGCCCCCACACAGACAGAGCGTACCGTAGCTGCTTATACATCAACTGCACCTGTAGATAACTACTCAGGTACACTAGAGATTGGTGATGCTGGAGGTTCCCTTACAGAGAGTGTTATTACAACTTCACTAGAGTTTACTATTGAGAATGGTCTAACACCAACATACCATGTAGGCTCACGAGACGCTAACTGCTTTGATAGTGGTATGCTTAATGTGAGTGGTAGTATCAGTGTCCGCTACAAAGACATTGCCATGTACAACCGTTTCCTGAATGAGACAGAAAGTTCAATCTCCTTTAGTGTAAATGACCCAACTGGTGCTAATGAGTACACCTTCCTGTTCCCTCGTGTAAAGTTCATGGATGCTGCTATTCCTGTAGAGGGTCCTTCCTCTCGTATCATCACCATGCCCTTTACAGCCCTACGTGACGCTACAGAAGAAACCAACCTCATTATCTACCGCCCAGAAACCGCGTAAGCGGCTAGGGGGCTACTTGAGTTGTCGGGTTCTTGGGTAGCCCCTGATTTATAAAACCCACCCGACACATAACCCGAAGGAAATACAATGGACCTATCAGCACTAATCCCCACAGAGGATACTATCGAAGTTACTTTTAAAGTTCAAGTGGGTGTCACAGAGGATGACAAGCCAAAGTATGAAGTTCTCACCAAGAAGGATGGAGACCCTTGTACTTGGACCCTATGGGCACCACACACAGATCAAGCTAAGAAAGTCTTGTACACTCAAGTCGTAGATAACTTGAACAACAGCAAAAAGAAGACAGAAGAGGGTGATCCTAATAAGGACCTCACTGTTGAGGAAGTTATCGCTCTAGAGGACAAGCGTATCCAAAAACTCCTTGGTTTGACAAAGACCTTTGACCTTATGTGAATGGACAGAGTGGTACTTTGACCTACACATGCCTGACAAGGACGGAAAGACAGCATACACAGAACTTAAACAATACGAAAGGCAGGCTGGAGAGACACCAGAGGAATTAATACCCCCGAAAGAATTTCCTCAAGAGTTGTCTTTCATATGGTCTGCCTTTTGTAGTTTGAGTGACACAAGACAGATAGGCATGAATGGCCCTATGGCTATCACCTACGAACAAATAAAAGCTTGGAAAGAACTTACTAACCAAGTGTTAAGACCTAGAGATGTTGAGGCTATCTTGGCTGTAGACAGAGCATACCGGAAAGTTTATTATGGCAGACATTAGTATCCTTGTAGATTACTCTGATGTTCAAAAAGCAAACAGAGAAATCCTAGGTATTGGTACAAATGCTGAAAAGTCCGCAAGGGTTTTTGAGAGGGCTTTCTCTCGTGCTGAGAACGCATCTAAAAGACACATCAATCAGGTTAAGCAAGGTGCTGCTGCTGAAGCCCGTATCAATAAACAAAGAGAGGCTGCGTTAGCTAAAGAGGCTGCTCTAGTAGAGAGACTTGCGCAAAAGCATAAACCCCTCTATGCGGCTTCAAAACTCTATAGCAAGACTCTTGATGAGATTAATCAAGCCCATAAGTTAGGTATACTAAATACCCAACAGCATGAGGCTGCACTAGAGAGGCTAAATGCAGAGTATACTGCTTTTGGTAATGGTACAGCCAACTCTCTAAATATGTTCAACCAAGGACTCTCTAGAAGTAACCGGGGTATTTCCCATATGTCTGTTCTCACACAACAGGCTGGTTATCAGGTCGGTGACTTTATTGTTCAGGTACAATCCGGTACAAATGCTTTTGTAGCTTTTGGTCAACAGGCTACTCAGGTAGCAGGTACTTTAACACTCCTTGGTGGTCCTTGGATTGCTATAGGTACTGCTTTAGGTATCGCTATCCCCCTACTCACTGCTGCCGGAGCAATCCTAACAAGGGTTGATAGAGAGTCTGAGAAAGCTAAAAGTTCACTTATGGACTTATCCCAAGTTCAGCAAGAGTTGGCTAGGAGGACACAAGAGGCTAACCTAGAACTAGAGAAGCAATCTAAGGGCCTCTCTAACCTTGGTGAGGCTTTCCTGTCTACAAAGATTGAAGAGGCAAGGAAAGAACTCTCTAAATTTATGTCAGAGATTGACAAAGAGATTGCTCTTGCTACAGATGAGGCTGTTGGCAGGGCTTCTGGTGTAGGTTCTGCTTATAGTGAAGAGACAATCAGGAGTGTTGCTCAAAATATTAGGGATTATATCTTAAGAGAGAGGTCTACTGAACTAGAGAAGTTACAAGAGACTTATAATGAGCTTGTAGCCATTAGGGGTGTAGAAGAAGGTAGAGCAAGAGTCCAAGAGAGAAACAACCTCTACATTGAGGAGATGAGTAACCTCTTCAGGGAATCCAAAGAGATTCTCGCGGATATCGAAGCGGGCTATCAAGAGGTAGCTTCTTCTCAGACAACCCTAAACCAAGAAGTCACCTCTTATATTGAGGAGATGGCTAAAGCTTTTGAGAATACTCAATCCCTAAGGAAAGAACTTGGTGATGCAGCCTATGAGGCTCTTAGGCTTGCTGGTGTTGATTTAACTAAACCCTTAAACCCTGCCATAAAAGAGGCGGCTAAACTTTCTGATAGGCTTGGGGTATCGCTTGAAACAGCTTACACTCTAAACAATACAGACATGTCTGCTGGCATCTTTAAGGCTTCAGAAGCAGCAATGACCTTGGCGAGAAACTTGCAGATATCTCTCCGGGTTGCCCTTGCTATGCAGGGTATGATTAAAGAGGGTCCGGGATTTAAGGGGGATGCTTTTGACCCAAGGGAGTCATCTGAAGACTCCCCCGAGCAAGCGAATGCCAGAAGGTTAGCTAGGCTCAAAGCTATGATGGAGTCAGGTGAACTATTTACCAGTAACCTCCCAATTTCAGGTGGTGGGTCTGGTGGCGGAGGTTCCCGTAAATCTGGGGGCAGTAAGTCTGGTGGAGGTGGTACACCTAAGGAAACCGCAGAGGACTACCTAAAGACTCTCACAGAGGAAATGTCCCGTAAGAAGGAACTCATAGGTCTCTTTGGTGAAGAGAGGTCTATCAGAGAACGTGTCTTAGACCTACAGAAAAGGGCACAGGACAAGGACCTAGAAATATCTGAGGCAAAACTAACAGCCATTGCCCTACAAGAACAAGCCCTAGAGAAGTCCCTACAAAGGCAAGAGGACCTATACAACAAGTTTTCTAACCAAGTTGAGAACTCCCTTATGGGTCTTGTAGATGGCTCTGAAACTGTAGGTGATGCCTTTAGGAACCTTGTACGTACCATGATCCTAGAGATGTACAGAGAACAAGTAGCCAAACCTGTTGCACAATCCGCAGGTGGGTTTATCTCTAAACTATTCACAGGGGGCCTCTTTGCTGATGGTGGGGTCTTCCAAGGTGGTGCCCAAATAACTGCATTCGCTAATGGTGGTGTAGTTTCTGGTCCTACAACCTTCCCAATGAACAACGGTATGGGCCTTATGGGTGAAGCTGGCCCTGAGGCAATCATGCCCCTTAAGAGAGGTACCAATGGTAAGCTTGGTGTAGAGACTTCAGGTAACCAACAACCTATCAACATGACCTTCAATATCAGTACACCAGATGTGAGAGGCTTTGAGCGGTCTAAGACTCAGATTGCAGCTTCCATGCAGAGAACCCTACAACAAGGTCAAAGGAACCAGTAATAAGACATTCCCTGAGACCATCTCCCAAGGGGTTGTAGGTGGACCTGAGTTCCTAACCGATGTTGTTAGTTTGCGCAGTGGTGGTGAATATAGGGAAACCCCTTGGACAGACCCTATCCACAGATATGATGCTGGTTTGGGTATTAGGAGTATTGAGGACTTAGACGCCTTCCAAGAGTTCTTCTACGCCACAAGAGGTATGCTCAAGTCCTTCAGGTTCAAAGACTGGTCAGATTACCGCACTACAAAGAACCAAGCAGAAGCCATTACTCCATTAGATGAAACTTTAGGTGTGGGTGACGGTACTACATACTACTTCAGGACTTATAAGACCTACGGAGACTACTCTCGTAGGATAACCAACCCTAGGGCTTTCTCTGCAAGAGTAGCTTTTGATGGCTCTGAGGTAGATACAAACACCTTCTTTGTAGATGACCAGAATGGGACTATTGTTTTCCTAACTCCCCCACCTGCTGGGGTGAACATCACTTGTGGTTTCGAGTTTGATATCCCTGTAAGGTTTGACAGTGACTACATCCCAAGGCAACTTAAGTTATTCAATCTGGGTTCTGTCCCAAACATTCCTATTGTGGAAGTAAGATACTCTGAGAATATTGTAGAGGCTGACTACGTAAAGGCCATTGAAATTCTTGAGGTGTATCCCAAAGAAACTATCAGAGACCTCCATAACATATATGACTATACTGTAAATAGGCATTGGGGTGGTTTTTGGGAACTTGCTAATTACCCGGTGACAACATGAGTAACAACTACTGCTACTGCTGGTCTATTGAGACCTTAAGTGGTATTACCCTCAGGTACACTACAACAAATACAGAGATTACCTTCCTAGGGGAAACTTGGAAGCCTGCCTTCTCTGTAAACAACACAGTTATCCAAAAGAATGTTGGTCTTGGTGTAGATAACCTAGAACTCTCTGGAGCATTCTCTGAGGAAATCTCTAAGGCTAGAGTTGAGTCTCGTGTGTTTGAGGGTGCTGAAGTGGAGGGTTATAGGGTCAACCTGTCTGACACCTCTGTTTATAGAAAGACCTTCAGGGGTAACCTAGGTGAGTTCTCCTATGACGAACACAAGTATAATGTTGAGGTCCGTAGCAAGACTTACTTGTTGAGTAAACCTAGATCAGATATCTTCACAAGGACTTGCCCGTTTACCTTTGGTAGTTCTGGTTGTGGTTTTGATACCTCTGGTGTAACTGTATCTACAGACATTAGCAGTATCTCAGGTTTATCCATTACAGTAAGTGACAATATGCTTGATGTATACTCCTCCGGCAAGGTTCTCTACCCAGATGGGTCTTTTCAGTTTGTGCGTAGTCAAGAGGGCAGCACACTATACCTTTGGGAAGCTTCTTATGGGTCTGTGGGGGATACTATCCAAGTAACTAGAGGCTGCAACAAAACCAGACAAGCCTGTAAGGACTTTGGTAATATAGAAAACTTTGGTGGGTTTGACCTTATCCCACCGGAGGACATTCTAACCACCTTCGGCACACCCGGTAAGGCAGTATTCGATGGTGGTAGTTACTATGAGAGGCTCACATGACCTACGTTGAGACAGTTAAAAGTTGGTTAGGTACGCCCTTCAAGCATGGGCAAAAGACTAAAGGTCAAGGCTGTGATTGCTTTGGTCTAGTTAGAGGCACTACAGAAGAGTATAGAGGTACCCCTACAGAGGAGCCTATTAAGTACAGCCCCAATTGGTTAGATGTAGGTACTGTAGATGAACTAAAAGAATATCTTGATAGAAACTTAACCCCGACTG